GTGTAAGATATTGTTATCAATATTACTTAAAACATTGGCAAGAAGCTTTTCCATTTAGAATATGTAAAGATAGTTTTGAAATTAATTTTATGAAATGGGTTACTTTACAAGACATTGATTGGTTAAAATCATTAGATTATGTAGATGTGATAAATGAATATAAAAATAATATAGGTAGTTAAATACTACCTATATTTATTAAAGGAGTGATAATATGAATTATTGGTTTAATAAAGAAAATACGATTAAAATTTATAATTGTGATTGTAATTTTTTATTGGATAACTTAATAGAAAAGAATATAAATATAGACTTAGTTTTGATAGACCCACCCTATGAACTAGATAATCATGGTAAAGGTAAAAAACCTTTGGCAAATAGAATGACAAAAGTAAAAGAAGATGTCAAATACATAGATAGTGGTTTTGACTATATTTCTATATTTGATAAATTTTTAAAATTACAAAAGATACCTAATATATTAATTTTTTGTAGTAATAAACAAATAAGTAGAATTATGAGTTATTTTGAAAATAGAAATTTATCTACTACTTTACTTGTATGGAAAAAGAGTAATCCTGCTCCATTATGTAATGGTAAATATATCAGTGATAGTGAATTTATTATTTATGTTAGGGGTAAGGGTGCTTATTTTAATAATGAATGTGATATTAGTCTAAAATATAAAGTAAAAACTTTTCCTATTTTAACAAGTAAGAATAAGTTACATATAGCTCAAAAACCATTAGAATTAATAGAACAATTAATATCTTTACACACTAAGATAGGAGATGTAGTCTTAGATTGTTTTATGGGTAGTGGAACTACTGCACTCGGTTGTAAAAACTTGAATAGAAATTTTATAGGTTGTGATGTGGAATTAAATAATTTTGAGAATACTAAAAAGAGGTTAGAATTATGAATTATTATTTTAGTGAAAATAAACAAATAAAATTATATAATGATGATTGTCTTGTTATTATGCAAAAATTATTAGATATAGGAATGGCTAATAAGATAGATTTAATCGTATGCGACCCACCTTATAAAGTAACAAGCAGAGGTAGTGCAGGTAATAGTGGTGGAATGTTACAAAAGAAAATAAATAGACAAGGAAAAGTTTTTAAACATAATGATTTAGACTGTAAAGATTGGTTTAAATATTGTTATGAACTTTTAAAAGAGAGTGGACATTGCTATATAATGTGTAATCATATAAATTTACATAATTATCTTAATGTGGCTAAAGATAGTGGTTTTCATTTTATAAAATCTCTTATATGGAATAAGGGTAATAAAATAATGGGGCAGTATTATATGAGTCAATTTGAATATATTTTATTCTTTAGAAAAGGCAAGGGTGTTAAGATTAATAATTGTGGTACAAGTGATATTCTAAATGTACCTAATATCAAAACTAAGGATAAAAATGGAAATAACATTCACGATACAGAGAAACCCGTTGAATTAATGAAAATATTAATAGAAAATTCTAGCAAAGAAAATGAAGTAGTATTAGACTTTGCTTGTGGTGTAGGTTCAACTTTATTAGCTTGTCAAGAGTTAAATAGACAAGCTATTGGTTGTGAAATAGATGAGAATTATTATAATATTGCGATTAAAAGATTAAAAGGAGAACCTTTACAAAATATTTTTATTAATAATACCAATGTAAAATAACAAAAATATAGAACTTTTATTAATTATTTAATAAAATTGCTTGACAAAGTTTAGTTCTTATGTTATAATTACTATGTAAGATGAATATTTGGAGAGAATGAGATTTCATTTACATTAAAACTTTTGACTACCAAAGTTGCCTTTATTATTTTGAGTTATTTTAATAGAGGTTATAGGTAAGTAAAGGGTAAACATTTATGATAAGGTTTTGAAAATAACTCCCTTACATTGTATAGTTTGCCTAGTCCACAAGACTATAAAATGAGTTTGCTATTTATATCTTAAAAATAGTAGGTTTATTTACTGCCTCAACAGTAATAACAATATAGGTAGGTTTTGTACTCATTTGTCCTACATAAGTAAAAATGAGTAATTAACTAGCTAGTCAATATTTTAAATTAGACCACTCCCATTTTTAGTATATGATTATTGACTAGCTAGTTAATGCAAAAAACTGATAGTAGTAGGTTTTATACCTATATAAGAAAATTTATATTAGGGAATTTACAGGAAAAGATATTAACTACTCATGATGTCGTTACTATATAATTGACCTGACTACTTATATATGCAAGAGTAATCAAAGGGTAAGATACATTTAGCTAATGGTTTGTTGGTTCAAGTCCAACCTTTTGCACTTGATATTTAAAAAAAGCAAATAATGTAGGTGGCTTTCTTACACATAAAAGTTTTAGACTACATTGGGTTGTGGAGTTTAGCATTTTTACTTGTTTCCTTAAATCAAGTTATTATGTTTAAAAATGCAACATATGGTGGTAATAGTGTAAAGGTTAGCACACAAGTTTGTGGCACTTGGAGAGTGGATTCAATTTCCACTTACCACACCAAAACTTATCGCAGGTTGGAGGAAAAGTACCTCACTAGGCTCATTCCCTAGAGAACTTGGAGCATTACCAAGACCTGCAACCATATCAGTGAGTGGTTCAGTAGGTAGAACACTTGTTTTGGGAACAAGAAGTCAGAGGTTCGATTCCTCTCTCACTGACCATAATATGCCATATTACCTCAATCGGTAGAGGGTCTATAAGTAGAAATAAAAGATGTAGGTTCGAGTCCTACTATATACCATAGGTTTATATAGCTTAACTGGTTAAAGCCTTATGGATTATAGAAAGTTATCAGTTCGAGTCTGATATATGGCGAATAAAAATTATAAAGGAAATTAAGATATGTTGAAAATTTATACTAAAGAAGATTGTCCAAATTGCTCTAAACTCAAAAATATACTAACTAAATATAATATTGAGTTTGAAGTAGTTGAAGATGAAAAAGAACTTATGATTATAGGTTCTAAATCAAGAATTATGTCTGCTCCTATATTAGAATTAAATGACAAATTTTATTCTTATATAGATTTTAATAATTTTTTAATATTATTTTCAAATGTTTTATTAAAATATTAAAATAATAGTTGACAAATCAAAAATAATATGATATACTTATAATATAAAGAACATTACTGCAACTACTATTTGGTTAATGTAAAAAGTCAATTTATAAATACAAATATATGTTCTTTCAAAATATTATACAGAAGATTACTGCAAATTAAATTCTAATCGAGCATTATAATTGTAATATAAAAAGCTAATTAAAATCTTCTGTAAACTTATAATATACAGTTGCTAACTGCAATGATGATTACACATAATCAACTTTTATTTGGAAAGAGTTTAAATTGCAACTGTCTACTTTAGGCAAAAAATATACAGAACTTTACTGCAAACGAACAATTTATATTAAATATAAGAAGAATAAAGCTACCAATTTTATTTTAACTTTTAGACCCATTACATTATTCGTGTAGAGAATTTTACACCTGTACTGTTATTTGTTACTAAGTTCTGTCAATTTATATTTTATAAAGTACAAATTAAAAAGAAAAGGAGAAAATCAATGGAAAAATTAAACATTAAAGATGTTGCAAGAAAACTTGCAGAAAGAGATTTAGGAGCTACTATTAAGGAAAATGAACAATTCCTAAAAGGTTTAGTAGATGTTATCAATGAGGAACTAGAAAAAGGAAATGAAGTTGCATTTTATGGGTTAGGAACTTTCACTGTTAAAGAAGTTGCAGAAAGAAAAGGAAGAAACCCACAAACAGGAGAAGAAATTACTATTGAAGCACACAATTCTCCAAAGTTTAAATTCTCTAGTTCAGTTAAAGAATTAGTTAGATAAACGAAATTTTATAAATGCTTTAAAAATGAAACGATAGACGATAAATGCTTTAGAAATGGAACAGATAATTTTAGCAGAGATACTCCAAAAGAGAGGTAAGTTATATACCTCTCTTTTCTCTTATAAAAATATTTCTTGACTTATAAATATAAATATGCTATAATGATAACATAATTAATAAAGGAGAAGTGGTATATGAATATGTTAAACAAGAAAGATAAATATTCCTTAATACAAGGGGATGCTTATGATGTGATAAATTTCTTAAAAGATAAAAAAATTAAAGTAGATGCAATTATAACTGACCCACCTTATAACATCTCAAAAGATAATAATTTTTCTACTATGAAAAATGCCAAAAGACAAGGTGTAGATTTTGGAGAGTGGGATAAAGACTTTAATTTGTTTGATTGGATAAAATTGTATTCATCTTTAATAAAAGATGATGGAAGTTTTATCGTATTTTGTTCTTATAGATATATAAGTTATATCATAGATGAATTAGAAAAAAATGATTTTGTTGTTAAGGACATAATAGAATGGAAAAAATCAAATCCTATGCCAAGAAATATAAATAGAAGATATGTACAAGATACAGAGTTTGCAGTTTGGTCTGTTAAGAAAAATGCAAAATGGACTTTTAATAAACCTGATGATGTTTCATATTTAAGGTCTACATTCACAACTTCTGTAGTTAGTGGTAAAGAAAAAGTAGGACACCCTACTCAAAAAAGTTTAGAGTTAATGAGGCAAATAATTAAAATTCATACAAATGAAGATGATTTAATTTTAGATTGTTTTATGGGCAGTGGAACTACAGGGGTAGCTTGTCTTTTAGAAAATAGAAAATTCATAGGTATTGAAAAAGATGCAGAGTATTTTAATATGGCTTCAAATAGAATAAATTAAACAAACAATATCATATACATCACTAAATAGAGATATAATCAAAATATCTCTATTTTATTTTATAAAAATATTTCTTGACATTTACTTTGTTATATGTTATAATTATAATATAAAAATTGAATAGAAAGAGAGGTGTTTAATTGTTTACTAATTTAATTTTAAAACAAGATAATTTAGAAGTTTTAGAAAGTCTAAAGAAAGGGTCATCTGATATACCTAATTTATGTGGAAAAATAAAAATGATTTATATAGACCCACCTTATACAACAGGTTTAACCTTTTATAATAAAAAAGGTGTAAAAGCCTATGAGGATAAAGATTCTTTAGAAGTTTACTTAGATAATTTAGGTAAAAGGTTAAATTTAGCTTGGGATTTACTTTCTGAGGATGGTGCTATATACATACGCTTAGATAGTAGAATAAGTCATTATGTTAAGGTTATGTGTGATACCCTTTTTGGCATAGACAATTTTAGAAATGAAATTGTTTGGTGTTATAAAACAGGAGTAAAAGTATCATCTAAAACTTTTGCTAAAAATCACGACACAATTCTTTTTTATGCAAAACCAAAACATAAAATACATGTAGATAGAAATGACTTCCCTGCAAGTGAGAGTACAATAAAAAGATTTGGTAAATATGCAGATGATAATGGTTTTGTTAGTTCAAAACATTTATCTAAAAAAGCAATTTTTAATTGTGGAGATGATAAAGGTTTTAGTATTAATTATGGTATCCCTAGAGATTGAGTGGAAGTACCTACGAATATTGCAAGAGGTAATAATCGTGAAGTTATAGGCACTAAATACCCAACACAAAAGCCTGAGGACTTGATAAAAATATTCATAAAAGCTAGTAGTGAGGAAAATGATATTATTTTAGATTTTTACTCAGGAAGTGGTACAACTTGTGTGGTAGCAGAAAAGTTAAATAGAAAATGGATAGCTTGTGATTTTGGAGATTTAGCTATAGATACCTTGATATATAGACTAGATAATATTGAATACACAAAAGATTTAGTTGATAAAAAGAAATTATATAATAAAAAAGCTAAAGAATATAAAGTAATAACTAATTTATAAAATAATATTAAAAAGGGGGTCATATGGAGTATTTAAAAGAAGATTTAGAAATAGCAGTAAAACATTGTCAAGAAAAAGTAGATACATTAAAAGGAACTTGTCAAAAAGAACATTATAAACTTTTAATGATGTTACTAGACTTACAAGAGTATACTTATGGGGGTAGTTTACAATCTAATGAAGTATTAAGTTATAGTTATCTAGCTAAACTTACAGACATAAGAAATCTTAGAAAAGTATATATTAATAAACAAAATTTAATTAATCAATTTGATTTGTTAGTAGATAATTTAAAAACTATATTTGATAAAGTTGAATTAAAACAAGAGTGTAAAGATATAAAACTATATATATTATATCAAGGTTCAGAATTTTGGTTTGATTATGAATTTGTAGATTTTAAATTGAAATTAACTTTAATCTCTACTATTACAACTTTAAATATCAAATTATATAAAAAAATATCTTATGTTTTAGAGAACATTTTAAATATAAGTAAAAATATTAAATTGGAGGTAATATAATGAAACTAGATGAGAGAATGAAAAAATATGAATATGTTACTAGACACTATTTAATGTGTAGAACCCCTGTAATAGTTAGAATTGATGGTAAAGCCTTTCACACATTCACAAAAGGAATGAAAAAACCCTTTGACCATATATTTATGGAATCTATGCAAGATACTATGAAATATCTATGTGAGAATGTACAAGGTTGTGTACTTGGGTATTGTCAATCTGATGAGATAAGTTTGTTACTAATAGATTATGATACTTTTGAAACAAGTGCTTGGTTTGATAATAATTTAAGTAAAATTATTAGTATTACTTCTAGTCTAGCAAGTGTATACTTTAATCAACAATTTAGCCTAAATTTATTAGATTATAGAATTAAAGCTAAACAAAATAATAATAGAGATATTATATATGAAAATAACTTATATAGTAATATTTCTCGTTTACCTATATTTGATAGTAGAGCTTTTAATTTACAAAAAGAGGAAGTAAATAATTATTTTGTTTGGAGGCAACAAGATGCCATTAAAAATGCAATACAAATGATAGGTAGAGCTTATTTTACTCGTAAAGAGTTAGAAAATAAAAGTGGACAAGATATTGTAGATATGTTAGATAATATTAAAGTGAATTATCATTCTTACACTACAAGTGAAAAGAGAGGTACTTGTTGTATTAAAACCAATAAAGGTTGGGAGTTAGATACTGAAATACCTATTTTTAAAGAGGATAAAGATTATATTGAAAAATTAATTTATATTGGAGAGTGATAAATGAAATGTGAGGTTTGTGGTAAAGAACTTAAAGGTAGATTTCATAAAGTTTATTTAAGTGAAATAAATAGTTATGCTTTTATATGTCATAATTGTTTGGATAAAGAAATTGTTTTAGTATATAAGATTAAAAATGGGTTTACTCACAACATTAGAGGTTGTAATCCTCACTCTTTACAATTTATACAATATGAAGATGAACAAGATTTTAAAAATATTAAAGAATATATTTATTCTTTAAATGAAAGAAAAAATTATTTAGAACAACAAATTAAACTATTAACAGATAAAGATAAGGAAGTATTGCTATTTTTATATCAAGATGAACTAAAAAATATTAAATTAGAGTTAAAACAATTACAAGAGGAGAGTGATTTTTAGTGCCTAGAGAAGTTAAATATGGAATTTTTGGTGGAATTGTTATTATTTTAGTAGTTTTATTATTTTGGAATGGGTATACTGTAGATACAGGAGAAGTCGCTATTATTAGTAATTTTGGTAAAGTATCTAAGATAGAAACAGAGGGATTACATTTTAAAATACCTTTTGTTCAAAGTAGAAAGTATATAGAAACAAGAGAAAAAACTTATATATTTGGTAAAACAGATGAAATGGATACTACATTAGAAGTATCCACTAAAGATATGCAGAGTATAAAATTAGAGTTTACAGTACAAGCTAGTATAACTGACCCATTAAAATTATATACTGCTTTTCAATCTAAATATGAACAAAGATTTATTAGACCAAGAGTTAAAGAGATAGTTCAAGCTACTATTTCAAGATACACTATAGAAGAGTTTGTAAGTAAAAGGGCAGAAATTTCAAAATTGATATTTGAAGATTTAAAAGATGATTTCGCTATTTATGGAATATCTGTTAGTAATGTTAGTTTAGTAAATCACGATTTCAGTGATGATTATGAGAGAGCAATAGAAAAGAAAAAAGTAGCAGAACAAGAAGTAGAAACTGCTAAAGCTCATCAACAAAAGTTATTAGTGGAACAAGAGAATAGAGTTAAATTAGCAGAGTATGAATTAAAAGAAAAAGAGTTAAAAGCTAAAGCCAATGCAATAGAAAGTAATTCATTAAGTCCTCAACTTTTAAGAAAGATGGCTATTGAAAAATGGGATGGAAAACTTCCACAAGTTCAAGGAAATGGAAGTAATACATTTATAAATTTAGAATAATATTAAAAATAGGGTAGAAATACCCTATTTTTTACTTGACATTATTTTTATATTATGCTATAATAATACTATAAAGTGAAGATAGGAGGTATGAAGATTAAAATATTAGGTTTGATTATAGGGTGTTTATTATGTTTATTTTCTGTAGTTAAATTTATAAAGTATGAAAAAGATAGTGATAAGGTAGAAAGTTTAACTATAGGTTTTATTGGTTTTGTAATCATTAAATTGGTTTTAAAATATTTTTAGGAGGTGGTATATGATGTTCAACCCTTTAGGAGAAAATACTGTAAGTAATATAAAATTCATAGCAAGAAATGAATTAGCTCATTGTGGTTTAACTTTTAAAGATGTGAAGTTTGAGATTATGGGTACTGATTGGAGAGTTGAAGCCATAATAGAACAAACATTAGATAAATTAGTAATAGGGTATGATGAGAGTGGGCTTAGATTTAAAAATTTAGCTTATAAGTTAGAAGTACATTATGTGTATTTAAACGATAAAAAAGAAAATGAACAATATTATCACATATTACAAGTAAATAATACTATTCAAAAAATTAAGAATAGAATACTTAAATTTTTATGTGAAATATCTTATCATAGTGAATTAACTGACATTTTAAGTTATCAAAATGTAGATAATTTAAGAACTTTATGTAATAATGTATATGTAATTTATAAAAAAGATAGAAACTTTGAAATTCAACTTATAAATGATAATTACACTGTAGTTGCTACAATATATTTAAAAGTAAAGAATAACGGAAAATATACATTAAAATGGTCAATAGAGGAGCAAAATGGTTTAACAGATATAATTAAAACTCAACAAGAAAATACTACTCTTATTAGTTGTATAGTTTTATTGAAAACTTTATTAGAAAGAAAGGGGTTGAAATATAGCAATGAAAATTCTTAATATTTGGGGTAAATTACCTGATGTATTTATTAAAGTGTGGGATGGAGAAAGAAGTATATATTATAAAACTGTTTTAGTCAATGGTAAATATAGATTGTATAAATTAAATTATAATTATTCTGATTGTTATAAAGTAACTCGTTATTATACTAAGGATATGAATTTAATCAATGCAGTAAAAAATTATGTAGGGCTTAAATAAGATATATAAGATAAAAAATGGAAAGGGGAATGTGTGGAAAAAGAAATTATTAGAGAGTTCTATTGTCAAATATGTGGAAAATTAGTACAAGTTACTAACACTAAAGATAGGAGAACAAAAAATTGTAGTAATGAGTGTATGTGGAAAGGTATTATAAGTAGGTATCAGAAAAAACACCCATATATACTAAAAAATAGAAAATTAGTATCAGAACTTAGAGAAGTAAAAAAAGATAAAGAAAATAAATACTACTTTATAGAAGATGGTATAAAATATAGATGTAGTAAAGAAGGTTTTAAAACTAGAGAATTATATTCAGAGGATTTAATGACTAAAAAAAATAAGGGATGGACAAACAAAGATTTAATAGAATTGGTAGGTTTGAAAATTGGGGGCTTATATAGAGATAGAGATATAGCCTTACTACTAGAAAGACCAATTTCTGCTATAAGAAATAAATTCTATAAATTAAAATCACAAGGGTTGTTGGATACTTATTTAAATAAATTTAAAGAACAAGGAGAGATATAACTATGAAAGATTCAATATATAGAACTATAGCTAACAATGTAGAATTAGAATTTGAATATAATAATTTATTTGAAGTAAATACTTTTGTAGAATTTGTAAATTGGCTTTTAAATACAAAAACTGCTACTAAGGATTTACAAATACCTATATCTAGTTGTAATGACCTAAATAAAGAGTTATTATTAGAAAAAATAAAAGTCAGTCAAGATGATAAAAACTCTGTAAGAGTAGATTTCATATATAAAGGAGATAAATATAAAGAGAATAAAGTGAGTATATACTGTAAAGTTAATAATTTAGATGTGTATACATATTCTACATCTATAAATCATAGAGCAGAGATAAAATCTTTAGAGAGAGCTTATTGTTATGATTTTATGTATTTCTTTGGTAAACATCAAAAAATAAAAATAAACTTTTTAACAGAAATTTTAGAAAAACTAAGAGAAAAACATACTTATAATTATATACAATGTGTTAGAATTTTTAAAGAATGTAATTCAATAGAGAGAGGGTTAGATTATACACCTTATATAAAAATATCTTTATTAAACCCTAATTATGATTTAGTATTACAACTAGAAATTCAAGAAGATTTACTAAATAATGCTAAAACTTCTGAGGATTTAAAAAGAGCTATTAGATTCTCTTATAGAGATTTAAGTAGTAATTTATTAGTTTATGAAAAGACAGAAAATTTATTGATGGATTTAATACAAGCTATAAATTCATATAATTTTAATAAATAGTTGACATAAAAAATATCAAAGTTATATATTGAATAGACAATTAGTAGAGTTGTCTATTCTTTTTATTTGCACAAGGAGAATTAAATGTCAATACCAATAGTTATACATAAAACTAATAAGGTAAGTATATATGAGAATTACACTAGAAAAATAGGAGAGAATATAACTGTTCAAATTCCTAAAGGGTTCATTTCAGATGGAGCTAGTATTCCTAGAATTTTATGGGGTATTTTTCCACCTTTTCATAAATGGACAGATAGTGCTATTATACACGATTTTTTGTATAAGACACAATTTATAGATAGGAAAATTTGTGATGAAATCTTTTTAGAATGTATGTTAGAAGATAGAGTAAATAAGGTTGTTTCTTATCTATTTTATTTTAGTGTAAGATTATTTGGTAGATTTGCTTGGAATAAGTATAATAAATCTAAATAAAGAAAGAAGGAGATTAGATGAATTTTTTAGCATCATTTCTAGGTGGAAAATTATTTAATAGTATTGTAGATATTATTAAACCTTTTTTACCTACAGACGAAAAGACACAAGGAGAAATACTTGAAAAACTAGGTAATTTACAAATAGAAGAATTAAAAGAGAGAGGAAATTATATAGATAAACTAGGTAGAATTAAAGACTTAGTTATACCTTCATTCCTATTTATGTTATTATTAATGTTTAGTGTAAATTACTTCGTAGAATTAGGGTATGCTATGGCTCACAAAATACCACCTATAATGGTTATAGATAATACCTTAGTAGGTATATGTGATACTATTATAATGTTTTTATTCGGTTCTAAAACAATTTCAAGATTTAGTGAAAGTTATGTGAACTATAAATATGGAAATCAAATAAGAGAGATTAGATAATGGAAAAAGAAACAGTAGTGCTAATAGTTGGGCATAATAGTGTATCTAAGGGTGCTTATTCTAATGTATTACAACAATCTGAATATGATTATAATTTAGAAGTAGCAAATAAAGTTTTGGCTATGAGTAATGAATTAAAATATAATATAAAAATATTATTTAGAAAACCACACCCTAGTTATACTTTTCAAATGAAAGAATTATTAACTAATTTAGAAAAAGATAAGTATAAACTAGCTTTAGAATTACACTTTAATGCTCCTGCTAAAGTAGAAGATACTTCTACAAATGGAGCATTAGCCTTATACTATTATAAAAATGAGAAAGCAAAAGAAATTATAGATAAATATTTTGAAGCTATTAAGAAATATAGACCTAAACATAATATAATGGGTACAATACCAATCAAAACAGAAAAAGATAGAGGAGGGTATGGAATCTGCAACTCTAAAGGTATATATATTCTATTAGAGCCTTTCTTTGCTAACAATAAGGAAAATGTACTATCTATAGATGATTATGTAAAAGTCTTAATAACATTTATTAATAGCTTATAAAAGAGAGGTAATAATTATGGAAACACTAAATTTTAGTGAATGGTTTAAAATTTTATGTACAATATTAGGAGCATTTATTGGGTATACTAAATGGGTTTTAACTACACAAGAAAAAATGAAAAATGATTGGAAACAAGAAAAGATAGAATTAATATCTATGATTAAAGACAAAATAGATACAAATGTTCACGACATACAAATAACTCAAATGAACAAACAATTATATACTTTGGAATCAAAGATGGATAAATTGACTGAAATGGTACAAGAATTAACTGTACAAATGGCAAGTCATATAGATAAAGAAAGAAAAAGCTAGATATAGTATGTATCTAGCTTTAATATAAATAAAGAACGGAGGATATACAGTGGGAAATACAATGTTATCAACTTCTGAAGCTATGAGTAGTATATACACTCAACTATCAGGAACAGATAAGGGAGTCCTTCCTTTAGTAGAGGCTTGTAATCTAATTTTAGACTATATTTTAAAAAATGGTTTTGGTAGCTCTACAAATAACCCTTTAACACCTGCTCAATTAGAAAAGATAAAAGAAGATGTCATAAACAAGGTTAAAACACAAGTTCCTTTAGGTGTACTCCTTAAAGATTGTGAATTAAATAACTCTAAAATCAAATTTACATTGTCTGATAATTCTATTAAGGAATTAGATTTAACTTCTTTAATCACAAATACTGTTAGAGATTATGTTAATACACACAAAACAGAATTAAAAGGTCAAAAAGGGGATAAAGGAGAGCAAGGGCAAAGAGGTATACAAGGTAAATCTGCATATGACTTATGGTTAGAAAAAGGTAATGTAGGTACAGAAGTAGACTTTTTAAATTCTTTGAAAGGTCAAAAAGGAGATACAGGTTCTCAAGGTTTACAAGGTAATAATGGTACTTCTTTAGATTATGAATGGCAAGGAACTAAACTAGGTATAAAAAAATCTTCTGAAAGCTCTTACTCATATGTAGATTTAAAAGGTTCTCAAGGTATTCAAGGACTTCAAGGAATTAATGGAGAAAAAGGTGTAGGTATAAAAGATATTTCTATAAATGGTAATAATTTATCTATAAAATTAGATGATGAGTCAATAAAAGTAATAACTTTACCTATATTACAAGGAGAACAAGGATTAAAAGGTAATGATGGTGTAGGAATTACAAACATCGCAAGTGTAGGGTCTGAACTAACAGTAAACTTATCAAATGGTACAAATAAAAAATTTACTATACCTACTATAAAAGGAGATAACGGAACTCAAGGTCTAAATGGAGAAAATGGAGTAGGTATCTCTAATATTGAAAAAATAGGAACTAAATTAGTAATAACCTTGACTAATAGTCAAAAGAAAGAATTTGAATTACCAATATCATCTAATAGTGGAACAACTGGTGGAACATCAACCACAAATGGTAGAGATGGAGTTAGTTTAGACTTCACTTGGAATGGAACACAACTTGGAATAAAAAAATCAACAGACACTGATTATACCTATACAGATTTAAAAGGACAAAAGGGAGATAATGGTTTAAATGGTGTTCAAGGAGAACAAGGTGTATCTTTAGATTTTAATTGGCAAGGTACTAGATTAGGTGTTAAAAAATCTACAGAAACAGATTATACCTATGTGGAATTAAAAGGAAATCAAGGGCTACAAGGGGAAAAAGGTATAGGAATAAAAGAAATAACTCTTGTAGGAAATAATCTAAATATAAAATTAGATGATGATAGTGTAAAAACTATAAATTTACCTAATTTACAAGGTCATAATGGAAATGATGGAGTAGGTATAGATAATATTTCTGTAATAGGCTCAGAGTTGACTATAGACTTATCTAATGGTACACAAAAGAAAGTAAATATACCTACTGTAAGTGGAGCAAATGGTATAAGTATAACTGAGGTCAAAAAACAAAATAATAAATTAGTAATATCTTTATCAGATGGTCAAGAAAAAGAAATAGATTTACCAAGTACAACTATTACAGAACAAGATGTTAAAGCTATAACTGACCCTCTATATAAATCTGCTATAGAAAGTAAATTATCTAGGGGTAATCTATCTGAGAGTACAACGGCAGAAGATTTAAAAAATTTAATAGATAGCAATATAGCTAAATTAACAAAAGCAACTACAGAATTAAATTTAGTAGGTAATAATCTAAAGTTTAAAGAAAATAATATTGAAAAAACTATAGAATTACCTCAAGGTATAACTATTCAACAAGTTAAAAGCACTATAGATACAGAATATGTACCTACTATATCATCTAAATTAGAAAAAGGTACTTATGTAGGTACTGCAACAGATTTAAGTAATGAAATTAATAATAAAGCAGATAAATCTACTTTAACAGATTATGCAAAGAAAATAGAATTAAATGAAAAAGTAGATAATTCTACTTATGCAACAGACAAATTAAATCTAACTAATGATATTAATTTAAAACAAGATAAAGCCACTGCTTTAAAAATAACAGATGTACAAGCAGAAGTAAATAAAATTATAGGCAATGCTCCTGAATCTTTAAATACATTACAAGAGATAGCAGAAGCATTAGGCAATGACCCTAACAAAATAAACACAATATTAACACAATTAGGACTAAAAGCAGAAAAATCTGATTTAGATAATTTAAAAGAAAAAATTATTACTGATATTAGATTTAGTAATAACATTATCACATATAAAGAAAATAATATAGATAAAACCATAGATTTAAGTTCTTATGTAAATTTATCTACTGCAAATATAGAAACAATAGTAGAAAATAAAGGAAATACTTTGTATGAAAGCAAAGATACTACTATAGTTAAAAATTTAGATTATAACACTGTAGATAGAAAGCTAACATATCAAGTTAATGGTGTAAATAAAGAAATCAATTTACCTAGCTTAAAAGGAGATACTGGTACTTCTCTTGATTTTAATTGGAATGGTACTCAATTAGGTATCAAAAAAGATACAGAGTCTACATATACATATAAAGAATTAAAGGGAGAACAAGGTGTACAAGGGTTAAGAGGAGAAAGAGGACATAATAGTGTAATTGTATCTGAAACAGAACCTAATAAAGCAGAGTATGATGTTTGGATTAAACCTACAGAAAATGGTATAGATATTGAATCCTTATTACAACAAGGTTCTCAAGGTTCTAGTGATAATACTAAACTTATAAAAGGAACTGGAAGTCCTAAAGGTGTAGTTCAAGCAGAGGTAAATACTTTATACCTAGATAAAGCTAAAACTAATGGAGCTTACTTATGGTTAAAGACAGGAAATAATAATACAGATTGGAAAGTAATCAAAGGGGATACTGGAACAATAGAATTTACTTCAAAAGTATTAGATGGTAAAATAAGAATTAGAAGAATAGATAATTGGGTTATACTAAACTTTGGTGGACTTCAATGGGATTTATTTAGATTAAAACCAAAAGCAGAAGTTAATGGTTCTAGTGCTAGAAAGTATACATATAATGGGAATACTGCTTTACAATTAAGATTAACAAATAAGACTAATCTTACTCAATTTGCTATTCCTTATGGACTTAGAAGTGTTTATCCTATATATACTCCTTTATTTCACGATTCAGGTGTATTATTAGGAAGTATATTTATTGCACCTAATTCAGATGGTAATCAAATAAGATTTAATATAATGAGTACAGAATATGCAGATAATGGGTATGTAGATTTAAGATGTTCTAACATCATATATTATACTGATGATGATTACCCTGAAAACTTACAAAATTTAATTAGGGGGTTGACACAATAATATGGCAAAGGCTTATATATTGAATATAAAAGATACAAGTGGAAATTGGGTAGGTATACCTACCCTAATAGGTCAAAAAGGAGACAGAGGAGAAAAAGGGTTAAATGGGGCTAAAGGTGTAGATGGTGTAGGTATTACTAATATTACACAACAAGATAAAAAATTGATTGTAGATTTAAGTAATAATACTAGAAAAGAATTTACTATACCTAGTGCAGACTTACCTAATGGAGTAGATATATTAAATAAAATAATCAATGATACTAATGCTTCATCTGTTGAAATTTCTAAATTTAAAGCAAAATTTGGTATAGGTTCACAAAATCAATCAAATAACCCTAATTCAAGTGAATCCAACAGTTCTAATTTAAGAATAAAATTTAATTCAAATAATAGTGCAACATTTTTAAGTGATAATGCTAATTTTTGGTTTAACCCTGAATTAATAGATGGGAATACTACTATTTCAGATTTTCATTTTGGTAAGGGGGATACCACTAATTATGCAAATATTTATTGTGGTACATTAAATGCTAAAAATAAGTTAATAGCACAAGATGAAATTATATCTAGTGGAGATATAACAGCATTTAGTGATATTAGATTAAAAAGTAATATAGAGAAAATAGAAAATTCTTTGGATAAAGTTTGCCAATTAAGTGGGTATACTTATGATATGAATAATAAGAGAAGAACTGGAGTTATTGCACAAGAAGTTGAAAAAGTATTGCCAGAGGTAGTACAAGACAGAGAAGATGGATATAAGACTGTTGCTTATGGAAATATGATTGGGTTATTGATTGAAGCCATTAAGGAGTTGAAAGAAGAAATTAAGGGGATTAAAAATGGCATTTAAGTTTAGTCAATTTCATGAAATATTAAGAACTCCAATAAAAAATATTAATAGACCAATTAAAGCTAGTGATATAGATGTAAATAGATTTGCTAATAATGTTAAAGAGAATGATGCTAATGGTACTTGGAGTAGAGATGCGAGTAAATATATGTCATTGTGGGGATGTAATAAATTAGATTTAGTGAATAAAATGAATAAAATATATTTTAGATTCCCATATATTATACAATTACATTTTTATTTAGAAAATGTACATCAAAGTAATTTAACTGCATTTTTATTTCATAAATGGCTTCAAGAAGAAATATATATAAAATATGGATTGAAGACAGAACAAGATAAACATATACTTAAAAATCAAGCTATGCCTGTAGCATATTATATAAAATATAATAATACTTATAATGATTATGGAGAGGATAATAATAATGAACAACCATCTATGAGTAAAAGAAAAGCTACAATAAATGGTAATGTTAGATTACTAGGATTTCAAGCTATGAATAAAAATGGTTCTTCTCATGATTTTCCATTCATATTTTTTATCAAAGATTTTTTAATAAGTAGTTATAGTGGGTGGAATTTTGGTATTATATTAACTTTTAAGAATTTAGATAAAATAGATATTAATAATTTAAAACCAAATGCTACAATGGGATTAGATTTATGGTTTAAAAATATAAGTAATGAAGAAAAACATATTATTTCTCCAAAATTTGAAAATTATACATATGCTTATGATTTATATAATAATCCTGAAATGTATAGGATAGAAGAAATTAATTTACAAGACCCTTCAATTTGGAAATAATATTTATAATAGTATATGTGAGGTTAATAATGAGTAAATATATATTTGATAAAGAAAAAGCAAAATTAAATGAATGGCAACTATTAGATGTCGTTGATGAGAATAAAGAAGTAAACCAACCTAATGTTTGTTATTGGGTAGGAGAAGAATATCCATCTTTTAGTATGTTCTATGACAAAGAAAAAGATTGTATTAGAGAAAAAACCAAATATGAACAATATATTTGGAAAGAATATACATTACAAGATGGAGAATACATAGAAAATAACGAAATAAAATATAAAGAAAAACCAAAACAAGATGATTGGTTTTGGTATTGGAAAGATTTTGAGTGGCAATTTGATTTTATTGAATGGAAAAAATCATTAGAACAAAAACTATTTGAAATAAGAAACAGTGCAATGCACAAAGATATTAAATATAATGACTTTGTGTTTAGAATGTTACCTGTTGACATAGAGAATTTTAAAGAAAGAGCATTAGGAGTTACTCTAGGACTAACACAATTAACGGATATAACTGAATGGAGATTGAAAAATGATGAAGTTCATAATTTCACAATCAAAGAAATTTTAGATATATTCGCTATGTGGGGTAAAAGAAAGATTGATATATTTGAAAAATTCAATAAATTATATGTTGATTTTATGAATATAATAGATGAAGATGAATTAAGACAATTTATGTTAAATGTAGAAAATATTTATAATGAAAGAGAGTAAATACTACTCTCTTTTTATTTTACAAAAAAAATATTGACATAAGTTTATAAATATGCTATAATAGGTTATAATAAAAATTAAAGGAGTTGATAGTATGAAAAGATTAAAAGTTTATAAAGAATGTGATGATTATGAAGAAGTTTATCCATTTAAAAAAGGTTTTAAGAAAGTATTTCTACATATTAAAAATTTAATAGAAAAAGCAAATTTAAGTGCAGAAGTAGAGTGTTATATAAAAGATAAAGGTGAAGATATGTGGAATCCTGAACTTAACTGGGGGCATATTATGTATCCTTTACATTATGGGTATTCCAATATAAATAAATATAAATACCTTGCTAATAAATATTGTTATGTAGGAGAAGTAAGAAATCATTTTACAGATAAAATTGAAACTTTTTATATTAGAGGTATAAGATTTGATATGGAAAGTATTATTTTAAATATAAGTTGTAATGATACAAAATTATTAGGGTGTGAATTAGATATAAAAACATTTTTTGAATGTAATACTTTCATAGAATTATTAGATAAGTCATTATGGCAAAGATGTCCTTATAGTATTAGTATGTATAGTAGTTGGTCTTTATAAAAGGAGTAAATAATATGGTGTCAATAGTAGAATACCCAAGTTTAATTAAAGAAATGTATAGGGTAGGTTTATTTGGTTTAATGTTTAGAGTTTATCAATTAAAGTATGTAAAAGTACCTTTTCATAATTTTTATATTAATCAACCTAGAAAAATAGAAAGAAGAAATCAATTAAGAAAATGTAATAGATATGATTAAAATATAACAAGTATAAATTAAAAAAAAGGAGTGATGTGTGTATGTTTTTAAGCCAAAGAGAAGATGTAAGAAATATTATTACTAGATATAAAAATAATAGAAATATTAAATTTTTATGTGTAGTACCTAATGGAAGTAGAGTGTATGGTTATTCTAGTATAGATAGTGATATAGATGTAAGAGGTATTTATGTAGAACCTTTAAATAACTATTTAAAATTAGAAAGAAATAAAGATTGTTTTTCTAGCAATTTTTATGGAAATGATTTAGAAATAGATTTACAAATGTATTCTTTAGATAAAGCATTAAAATTAATAAGTAAGTCTAACCCTAATATTTTAGAATGGTTAAATGTAGACAATGCTTATAGTAATTTTTACTATATAAATGAATTAAGAGAAGTAGCAGATGAGTATTTTGATGTTAAAAAATGTTTATATCATTATACAGGAATGGCTAAAAAAGATTTAAAATCACATATTAAATATGTAGAGAAAGATAAAGTTATTAAAGTAAAACACTTATTAAATATATTTAGATGTTTATTTTATTGTCATTCTATGATTAGAGATGGAGAATTTCCTACATTAGACATAATGGATAATATACCTGCTATTTTAGATACTACTAGATTAGAAAATGGTAAACTTTTTACTCAATATATTGTAGACTTAATAGAAAGAAAGAAAATGAATAAAGATAGTTTAATAATATTAGAATCTGATGTAGAAAATTGGTTAGAAGAAAGAATAAGAAATTATGGAGATTTTGCCAATGGGTTAAAATCTAAAAATATAAATATGGATAGATTAAATGATGTATTTTATAGAATAGCTACTAATTATATGTTATTAAAGGAAGTGATATAAATGTATAAACAATATAACAAATTATTTAAACCTTTATCTTGGTATGAAAAGTTGTTTAATACTAGAGTAAATAAAGACAAGTATATAGGTACATATGTTTATCATAAATATGTTATTCCTAAAGGGTGGAATTTAAAAGAAATACTAAAAGAATTTTATTGTCCAAAAGGTTATAAAGAAGTTTTTGGTAGTGTACTTGGATATTATATTGATAATGTAAGATTAGAGTTAGAAAATGCAGTATTAAATGAAAAAATTTCTATTGAAGAGATTTATAATCTATTTATAAGTAGTAAACTTGTTCAAAGTAGTATAATAGCATTAATAAAAAATAAAAAAGATAGAGATGAGTATTATTTACAAAAATATAAGAAAAATTTAGAAATAGGGGTGGAATAGATATATGTTAGACAAGACTACAAGTGAAATATTTGAAGAGATTAAGAATAATAAAAAAGTAATAGATAAAAAAGGACTAGATATTATTCAAAAAAATTTAATGGACACTTTAGAAAGTGCATTAAGTATAGAACAAACAAAATTAATAGAAAAAACTACATTTTTATTAAAAAATATTAAAAGAGAAAATGAATTAATCCAGTATGGAATAACTAATTATATTTTTAAAGATGATTTAAGTGATATTATTAAAAATTTAAATTTAAAAAATGATAAACATATCTTTTTAATAGAAATGAAAAATTTTGAAAGACCAATACCAAAAGATGTACAAGAAAAAATTAAATATTGTAAAAAGAATAAATTGTTTGATGAATACTTTATTTTATTTACTGATTATACACCTAAAAATAATAATATAGCTAAAAGTGGAAAAAATAGTAAACCTGAGAAAGACCCAATAATATTTGGAGCATTTATTCAAAGAGGAAAAGATGTGTTGATGTCAGAAAGACTATATTATATTGCAGATTGGGTGGATGAGTATTGTGATTTAACTTTAGAAAAGCTAACACAAATTCAACCTAATATATCTAAGAAAATAGATGTAGACAAAAACATAGAAAAGTTACTAGAATTGTCTGAGATATATTTAAGTGAGGAGCAAAAAACTCAAATAAAAGAGAAAAGTAATATATTTTCTAAATTTAAAAATATGTTTATGAGGTAATTTTATGATTATTAATGAGAAAGATGTAGAAAATATTAATGTCTTAAATTGGTTAAAATTAAAGCCTTTATATAGTGTCAAAAGTGATTTAACAGAGCATAATGAAATAAATACTAAATTGGAAAGATTAGTTAATGAAACTTATGATAATTTAAAATTAATAGATAATTATAAAAATTCTTATATAAAATGTTTAACAAAAGATTTTTATTTAGGACAAATATATGAATTAAAATGTTATTATTTTTATTCTCAATATGGAAGTGGATATTATTGTGATTGTTGTGGAAAACCTATAACTATATTGTCTAAAGGTAGTTCATTTTCTACTTTATGTAAAGAGTGTGAAAGTAAAGAATTTATGGAAGTAGATTTACATAACTATAATAGAAATAAGTATATTTATGATGAAATAAATTTAGATTTTTATAAATAAAGAGTAGAGAAATCTACTCTTTTTATTATGCTTACAGTTTTACAATTTTATATTATAATAAATTATGTAAAAATATTTCTTAAAAATTTTAAAATAATAGTTGACAAATTAAAAATAATGGTGTATAATGTTCTTAACAAGATAGTAAAGGAGAGTGTATATATGTTTACATTAGATAAAAAACAAGAAATGCAAAGATTTACAGTAGTAATGGATAAAGAGCATATAAATATGCTTGAGGAGTTATCTAAAAAATATGGAATAACAAAATCAGAGGTTTTTAGACAACTATTAGAAAAATTTTATAAAGAAGATATAGGAGGAAAAAAATGAGTAAAGATTTACAAGTTTTAAAATTTGATAATTTAAGATGTTATCAAGATGATTTAGGAAATGTTTGGTTAAATTTAGAAGATGTTTGTATAGGTTTAGGTTTTACAGAAATTTCTAAAAGTGGAAATTTAGTTGTTCGTTGGAGAACTATAAGACAATATCTAAAAGATTTAAAGTGCATCGCAACAAGTTGCGACGGTATCGGAAATGAGAATTTACCTGAATTTATAAAGGAAAATATCTTTTATAGACTTTGTATGAAAGCTAAAAATAAATTAGCAGAGAATTTTCAAATATGGGTAGCAGATATAGTTATTCCTCAAGTAAGAAAAACAGGGGGTTATATTCCTATAAGTAAAGAAGATGATGAGAAATTAATCTTAGCAAAAGCAGTTCAAATATTAAATAGAACTATCAAAGAAAAAGATAACTTAATAGAACAGTATCAACCTAAAGTAGAGTTTTATAATACTTTAATTGAAAGTGCTAGTGCTTTTGATATGAAAACTGTTGCTAAATTATTAGATTGCTATGGTTTAGGTAGAAATAGATTGTTTCAATTTCTAAGAAGTTTAAAAATACTAATGAAAAATAATGAGCCATATCAAAGTTATATAGAAAGAGGTTGGTTTAAGGTAAAAGAAAAATTAGTAAATGGAGAGTTTATTAAAGTAACTTATACTACTAATAAAGGAATTGAAGGTATCAAAAAATTATTAGAAAAGTATGGATATAGAAAAAGAGATACTGAGGAATAATATTTAACCTTATGAGAGCTTGTTTAAGATGTTTTAAAGTATAGAGGTATATAATTATACCTCTAATAACATAAAACATCTTAAACGGCTTATAAGGGTGTAACAAAGATAAGAAAGGAGATACTTATTATGAATTATTTAGATAGACAAGAATATATAGATGCCCACACCTCTATACACTCTTTAAATTATGTAGAAGTAGAATATTATGTAAATTTATTTAGATTATATTTACCCGATAAATATAAGTTTAAATTTCAAACTTATATGAAATATAGATTTAGACATAAAGATAAATATGTTTGGTTACGAGAATCTACATATAAATGTGTTTTATATTTTGAGAAATTAGCATACAAGAATATGTATAAATTAAATTTAGAATCTAAATCTGAGTATTTTTATTATTTTTGTATACTTTTAAATGAAAATGTACATTATTTAACACTCTTTATGACATATTTTAATCTTAAAGAATATTTAAGCTGGGGAGAGTATAAAAATATTGTACATTTTTATCATCAAATTTCTTTACTCTCTGATGAGTATTTTGGTATATCTTTAATTAAAGTTGATATTACTAATTATATGATACAATTCCAATCTGATAAAAGTAGACGAATAATAGAAAAATATTATAGAAAAGAAATTATAAATAATTTTGATAAATTTTTTCCAAAATATAAGTTTATTAAACAAGAAGTAAATGTTAAGAATGTAGGAAAAATAGATATATTAGCAAAAGATAAAGAAAGTAATAGAGTTGTCATAATTGAGATAAAAACAAATAAACAAAACCCTAATAAACAACTATTAGCTTATGCTACAGGGTATGATAACCCTATTTTAGTCGGAATTACTAATATGGATAAGAAATATTATTTAGATAATATAATATATTATCCAGTATCATATATAGACAATTTAATAGAGTGAGAAAATAAAAGAGATAGTTAATTCTATCTCTTTTTTATTCTTCTAATTTCAATTTTTTATACTCTACACCAAATTTATTTTTTAGTTTTTTTATAACAGTAGTTAAAGTTTTATCTACTGCTTGTCTACTATTGTATCCTAGTTTTCTTTGAATATCTACTATTCTTAAATCATCAAAGAAATATAGTTTAAAGAGTAATTTTTGTTTAGGAGTGCAATTATGATTCACATAATTTATTACTTTATTATATAAGTCATAACTATCTATATTTTCAATTATTTTCTCTTCTTTTTCTTTAGTTATGTCATCATATACTATTTCAGATTTTAATTCTTTGATATTTGTGTTTTTAAGCTCTGAGGGGTACTTTTTTAGCTTTCTCCATTCTAGTTGGAGTAAATAGTAGGCAGACTTCTTATTAGGCTTTAAATTGTGTTTTAAACAAGTTAAATACAGTTGTAAACTAAAATATTCAAAATCTATATTAGGATTTATTTTAGTCATATTTTTAATAAAATCTACCATCTGTTTAGTTTTAAAGAAACCAAAATAGTATTCGTGAGTATAAGGGTATAAGTCTGTTTTTGCATTAAATTTTTTATCAGTTTTAATATTCATTATTTATCATTAATCTTCCTTTCTTAATAATTCTTTAAAAGTTGACATAAAATATAGTGTTGCTATATATATGTTTAGATATAAGACAAAGTATTTTAATCTTATATCTTTACTTATATAGTAGCACACTTTTTGTTAAAAGTCAAATATGCTATTTTTCTCTGATTTTCTCTTTTAGATAGGTAGTAGGTTAAGACTTACTACCTTTTTATATATTAAGGAGTTGATAGCAATTAAGAGAAAATTTGTAGATACTAGAAATGGAAAATTAAAAATGACATCTGAACAATTCAAACAATACTTATTAGATAATTATTTAGATGAAAATAACAATAAAATATCAGAGAGAAAATTAATAAATATGCCTAAATTTATGGAAGAAACAGGTATGTATAAATTAGATACTAGAACTGGAGTAAGAACACCAATATCTATGGGTACTATAGCTTATTGGAAAAATAAATTAAATTTAAAAGATTATGATATATATAAATATCATAGAGATGTAACTAAAAGAATAACTATAGATTATGAGGATTGGACTCAATCTAGTAGAAGATTAAATAGAGAAAAGAAAATTAAAAAAGGTGTATTAAAGGATACAGTAGTATATACTCCTGAACTTGAAAAAGAAAAGTTAATAAAGGAGTGTTCATTTCCTAAACATTTTGTAAATTACACATTAGAGAGATTAAGAAATTTAGCATTTGAACTTTGGGAAGATATGGGGTTAAATCCTGTAGATGAGTTGACTAGAATACAGAAAGATATTACTGTATATCAAAAACTTAAAGCATTATATAAAAAAAGTGAAGAAAATAAAAAGAAATATAAGAAAAAGAAAAAGGAGGTTTAATGGCAAAAGATAAGGTATCTGTTAGTATTTTAGATAAGTTTAATAAAGAACAACTATATACTAAATGGCAAGAAGAGAAAGCAAAAAGACAAGAATTAGAAGAAGAATTAGCTAAGAAGTTAAGAGAATGGAGTAAAAAAGAGAATATACTAACAAAAACAGTAGATGAATTAAAGTCTACACAATTTATAGAAACTCAAAATGAAGATGTATTAAAAAAGATACTAGATTTAAGAGCTAAAAGACTATCGCCAGTAGATATACATTATAAATTAGATATATTAGGTATTGATATAGAATTAGAAGAGATAGAAACTTTTTTAGCAAGTGAGTTACCTAAAGATTTAAAAGAATATTATCAAGATAAAAAAAATAAATGGTTAGAAAGTATCAAGATGAATAGTAAAGAATATAGATATGCTTTATTGGAGGAGTTACAAACACAATTAGATAGAGCTAAGAAATATCAAGAGTTTTGTGGAGATTTACAAGAAGCACATGCAGTTGGAAAAGATATTAGGGCTTTATTAGATAGTATGGAAAAAGTAGCTAAGAATTTAGATGATGTAAGTCCTGTTAATGTAGAAAAAGATAGAGCAGACGATAAAACTCAAGAGTATATGAAAGCTAGTAGAGAAGTCGTTAAATTATCTACTAATAAAGATTCTGATGTTTTAGATAATATAAATGATATAGATATAGAGGGGTTTGTTAATTAATGAATAAAAAATTATCTAAACCTTTATTCTATCTTGATAAATATTCTAAATTGTTATTTATGTATGTAAAAGAAGAGGATACTTACATTCCTTTTATGTATGAATATGATAGTGAAACAGAAGAGGGTAAATTATTCTTAGAAAACCCATTATATAGAGATTTATTTAACTATGTTATGTATGTTCGTAGAAGACCTGATAAAAGAACTGGACAAATGAACTCTATACCTTTATTTGTGTATCAATGGAGTGAACTATATGTGATGATAAAAGCCACTATAGAGAGAAATTCTGAAAAGTTTTTAATGGCTTGGAGTAGACAAGCAGGTAAATCTGAATTGATTAAGATATTTAGTGGTTTTGCAGTAGTATATTTACCTAAATATATGGATGTACCTTTAGAAAGATTTTATCTAGTTCTAGGTTCATATAAAAATGATGCAGTGGAAAAACTAAGTAAAGAAGTTAAACCTTATATTTATAAAGCTATAGAATTTCATAATGAAAATTATGAGGATAAATTAATATATAAAAAAGATGATAGTAAATTAATAGATGAAATATCTAATATAGAAATAAATAAAGTGTTTGTAGGACAAAAAAAGAGTATACCTTATAGTCAAATGAGAGCTATATCAGTGGGTACTACTCAAGATGGGTTATCTGCTCATGCACTTGTAATAGATGAGGCAGGGCTAATAAATGCAGAATTGTTTGAAACATCTGTATCTCCATTCTTAACTGCTACTGGGGGTTGTCAATTTATATTTGGTGTACCTAATCAAGATAGTTTAAGTGTATTTGTGTCTAAATATAATAGTAGTGGTGTAATTAAGTTTATCAGAAAATGGGAAGAAATATATCGTTTAAGAGCATTAACTGATATTAATATGGCACTTTATTATAAGAAAAAGGTTGAAGGAGATATTAAAGAAAGAGGTCAAAATTCTCCTTATATACAATTTAACTATTATATGAACCCTAGCATTTTGACTGGAAGATTTATGACAGAGGAAATATTAGAGAATATAGGTTGTATGACAGAACCTATAGTATTAGGAGAAAGTGTAGTAAGCGACATTGATGATATGAGTAGTTTTATTGTGGCAGGTTATGACACCTCTATCAAGCACGACTATAAAAGTTTAGTTATAGGTAAAACAACTATAGATGAAACTAATTTTTATAGCACTGTATATAATATGTTTACTTTCAACCAAAATGAAACACAAAGATTTTCAGTAGATGAGATTGCAGAAATGTGTGTTAAAAAATGTATAGAATATAAAGTTGATGTATTTTGTTTTGACTGTACTGCTATAGGCTATGCTCTTGCTCAAAGTTTTATTAGATATTGTAATGAATATAATGTAGTAATATCACTTATGCCTATTATATATAATAACTTATTAAAAAGCAGAATGTTCCAATACTTAGAGAGCCAATTATATGAAGGTAAATTAAAATTATTGAATAAACAAGCTAGTTGGGAGGCAGAAAAATTATATTATGAAATGCTAACTTTTGAAAAGAAAGCAGGTAAAACAAATAATTATGTCTTAACTTATTCTGCACCTAGAGGAGAGGAATTTTCTGATGACCATATGAATAGTCTAGCATTATTCAATATAGGTTTAAAAGAGCTTATAGAGAGAGTTAATGCAATAGATAAAAGAAAGAAAACTTATGATGATGGAAAAAATAGATTTTTCTTGTTTTTAAGAAAATTTGAAGATAGAAATAAGAAAAAACTTGTGGCTACTAAAGAGGACTTAATGAGAGAAATTAAAGAGATAAAAAGAATAAAAATGGATACTTGGTGTCCAGTATTGTGAGGTGTGAGAGTTGTCAATATATAAACCATATGACCCTAATCTATGGGAGGATAGAAAAGAAGTCATAAAAATAATTAAAGAGATGAGAAATGGTAAATCTTATGAACATTTTAAAAATAAATTTTTTGACCCAAATAAACAAAGAGATTATGATAGTATCTCTGATGAGAACAAAAAAAGATTGTATGTTACAAAAGATGCCATAGAAGAAGTAATATCTAAATTAGTAGCATTTTGTCCTATTTTGGAATTAGATGCTCAACTTCATAAAGATAAACTAAACATATTAAAACCTATATTAAAAAGTATTAATTGGACATCATTAAATACAACAATATATGATATTTTAGAGAGTAAAGGGGATTGTTTCTTATATTATTATTTTGAAGAAATAGAAGATATCTCAACAAAATCAAAAGCATATGTACCTTGTGTTACTATTATACCTACAGAAGAAATATCTGACATAATATTAGATAAATTTGGAAGACCAACAACATATGTATGGCAAACAGTCAAATATGATAGATATTTTGATTTTGAAAGTAAAAGAGTAGTAGAAGATAATAAACAAGATGTTATTATAGTATTTGAGAGAGGACAAGTTACTATGTTAGCTACAGATGGTACAAAAAAGAAAGGTACTGCCTTAGTAAAGAATAAAAAAGGGGATATAAGTATATTAAATAAAACAGAATATCCCGAATCTTTAAGTGATTTATTTTCTATAATTCATATAAAATCAAATGATATAGCAAATTGTCCATTTAGTAGAATACCTGCCGATAAATATATAGATGATAGTTTAAGATTAGACCAAATAGAAAGTGACATCAGAGGTTCAAATAGAATTATAGGCTTTCCAAAAATATATGTAATAGATGGTACTTTAACGGCAGGAAGTATGAATATTGGTGGGTATGCAGAAATTAAATCTGATAGAGAAGATACTTCTGATACTGAGAAACAAAATGCTTTTAATACTGGATTAAATACACATAAACCTAATCAAGCACAAGTAAAAGATATACAAATATCAAATGACCTTAGAAGTATGTTTAATGAAAGAAATGATGTATACGATAGTTTACACGAAAAGGCAGGATTAACTCCACCTAGTTTAAATGTTAGATTATCTAGCTCTGATAGTTCTAAAGTATACCAACAAATAAACAGAAGAATGGAGCAAAAGATATGGATTTATGTTCAGAATATAATAAATGGTTTTAAACCTTTCTTTGAAAGTATTTTGAAACTTAATAATATGTATGATGAAGTTCAAGATGTAGATTTGTCTTTTAAAATGCCTACTGCTATACTTAGAGATAGTGCTTATGATAGAGCATTAACAAATTCATTAATGTTAAAGAGTGGAGAAGTAACTCTACAACAATTATGGAGAGAACAAGGAAAAACAGAAGATGAGATTAAATTACTTACTGATGAAATTAATAAAGAGTTAATGCTTGGAAACAGTGATGTTCAGATAGTTAAAGCAAATGAACTTAAAACAGTAGAAGAAATCAACAACAAAAAAGTTGACAATAAAAATGAGTAAGTTATATATATGTCAGACATACAGAAATACTGTATGTTATAAAAGAGAAAATTAATATAAAGAATAGGAGGATAATAATTTGACTTTAGAAGAAATATTATCTAAACAAGCTAAAGGAGAAAAGCTAACAGAAGCAGAGGAAAAATATTTAAAAACTGCCGATACTGAAACAGAACCTAAAAAAGAAGAAGTAAAAGTTGAAGAAAAAGATGATAAACCTAATCTTTTAGAGGAGTTAGCAAAACTAAAGCAAGAATTAGATAGATTAAAACAAGAAAATGAATTAAAAAATAAAGAGTTAGAAAATACAAAAGCTCAAACAAAAATAACAGAAGACTTATTAAAAGAAAAAGAAAGTAAGCTACAAGAAACAATAGATAGTCTAGGAAAAGATAAAGCAGAACAAGAAATCTTGAAAGCTAAGTTAGAACTAGAAGACCAAAAGAAAAAAGAATTAGAAGATATTAAATCTACATTCGATACACAATTTCAGACTATTAAAGAAGAGTTGGAAGAAACTAAAAGAGTTAATGAAATTGCTAAATTAAAGTTAGAATTGGAAACAAATAGTAAAGAAAAACCTTATTTACAAGGTTATTATGATAAATTAAAAGTAGTTTTGGACAATAAAGATACTACTAAAGCATTATCTGAATATCAAATATACAAAGACACTTTATCTAAATTGATAGATGAAGAGGAAGAAAAGAAAAAATATGAAAGTGCAAATAAAAAGAAATCTACAAGTATATTTGATGATAAAACTGTCAATCTGAATAAAGAACATAAGACTAAAGAAGAAATAGACTTAGAAGAAAGACAAAGAGAAGCACAAGTTATATCTAATTGGGCAAAACAAAATGGGTATTAAAATTTTAAATTATAGGAGGACATTAAGTTGGCAGATAAAATCAATATAAGAAGTACAGGTTTAAATGCTATGGCTCAACCTTGCCTATCTCTACCAGTTGGAGAAAACATTTTTATAGGTGCATTAGTATGTGTAGATAATGGTAAAATAAAACTAGCAGATGAAGGTACTTCTAAAAAGGCAGTAGGAATAGCTACAAAAGGAGATTTCCCTGCTTGGGGAGAAGCATTTTCAGTTGAACCAGTAACTGATAAAAGACAAAATGACAGATATTTAGCCATTGAAAATTTTGCAATCATAGAACACCCTGAGGAATTATTTGGAATACAAAGAAAACAAGGAACATTAGGACAATATGTTTACTTAGGTGCAGGGGGTAAATTATCATTAACTGCTGGTACAACTACTAAACAAGTTGTAGGAGTGTTAGTAGATAATGTAAATAGAGTTGCAGTAAGAATTTTTATAAATGGATTTGAAGCATAATAGGAGGATAATATAAATTGGTACTAATAGCAGGAAATAGCATATACGATTTACCTAAAGAACTTTACTCTAGCAATAAAGATGCAGAAGCAATCGTAATGCACTTAATAACAGGAAACTCTAAAGCTCCTGAACTACAAAAACCTATTGTAAATATTTTAAGTGGAAACATTAGAGAAATAGTTAGAATAGAAGGAGCTAGAATCCCAGTAGAAAATCACAATCTATATTTTACAAAAGGTACTTATTCAACAGATGTACCTGAATTTGGGAAAAAATTACAAGAATTTAAATTAAAAACTTCTGAAGGATATAATGCTACAGTGTTTAAACACGAAGTAGAAGACATTATGGAAGCAGAAAATAATGGAATAAACTTATTAGAACAAGATGCTAAAATTGTTCAAGGATATTCACAAGTATATTTAAAAAGATTTACACCAGGTAAATTACTACAAGCAATCTATACTGGACACTCAGACTATGGAAAATTACCTGCCGAAGGAACAGGAGCAGAACCTTATAGCACAAGTTTTGGATTTTTAAGAGGAGAAGACAACTCAATCGTTCTAAATCCTTTAGAAAAAGACAAATGGGGTAATACATCTCACTATAGAGGAACTAAATCAGGTAATTTCGCAGTTGCAGATATTTTAGATAGTGCAGATTTAATTAAAGCATATAATACTTATTCAGGAGATGATATTATAGCTCTTGCATCAAGTAGAACTATATATCATTTAGGAGATTTATATAACTACCCTAAATATAAAGATGACCATTTAATAGATGGAACTCCAGTATTAAATGTAGCAGGGGTTAAATTTATTGAAATAGCTAATATGTCAGATGACTTTATAGTTTTCTTAGACAGTGGTAGAAGAGATATGATTTTAAAATGTGTAAATAAAGCTACTAACCAAAGAGGTTTATCTTTAGTTACTGAAAAAGATTTAAAAGCTATAACAAGCCCTGCCGATACAAACGGAATGAAATTAAGAATACATCCTATGGAATACTTAGTATTGGCTAGAGAATCAGGTGTTATCTTATCAAAAGCACAAGGACAAAATACATCAGGAAAAGAAGGTTGGATGACTACAACTGAAGCTACTAAACTTGAAAAATTAGTAGAAAGAATAGCAAAAACATATGAAAATATAGCAGGTTAATAATTACTATTAAGGTAGGTAGATTTCTACCTACCTATTTTTAATAAATAGGAGATAGAAAATTGACAGAAGATAGAAAAAATTTAATAATAGATAAATTTAAAGAATATTCAACTATAATTAGTACAATAGTATCTAATTGTGATTCTTTTGAGTATTCTTCTGAATATAAAGGTAAAAAATTAGAATTTATAAGATTACTAATGGAATTAGATAAACAAATAGTAGAACCTAATACTACAAAAGTAGAAGAGAAAGAAGAAAAAACTACTACTAAAAAGAAATAACGAGGTGGTTGTATGAAAGCCACAATGACTACTTACATTTACACTAAAACAAGTGATGAATGGAAAGAATTATATCAAAAAGCATTAGAAGATTTAATTTCTTATGCAGAAGATTTAGAAGTAAAATCAGTTACAAATGATACAGATGTTATAAGCTATAATAACCCTTTAGAAATATTAAAAGCTAAAAGACAACTTGTATCAGAATATCTTAGACAATATGAATTAGCTTTACAATATGAAAAGAATCCAAACAGTAATACTTTAGAAAGAAATCATGGACTATTATATATAGAGAGAGATTGGTAAATGAAAAAGATTAAGCAACATATGGAGAAACATATTAAAAAGTTAAAAAATTTATTTGAAGATTACTGTTATATACAATCAGATAATAATTTAGAAGAGTATGAGGTTCAATGTACTATAGCCAAAGTAAAAGAACAATATGTAGAAGAGAGTAATAACTCACATAAACTTGAACTTATATTCCATATATTAGTGTCAGATTTAAAGGTAGCTAAAAATTTAATGGATGAAACATTATCTCAATGTCCTATAGATGATTTCACTAATTATAAAATTCAATATAAAGGAAATACATATGTTGTATATAAAGTAGCTCAAAATGGGTCTTTTGATAATGCTAGAGAGATATATGGTAGGTTGGTAAATGTCTAAAGGAGAAGGTAAAAAATTAAGTAAATTTATAGAAGACTTAAATAAAACTTTAACAAATTTTCAATCGGAAATAGAGTTATACCAAAATGATATAATGGCTATATACATATATAAAATAGCAGAGGCAACTGCATATGACACTAGATATACTAGAGATTTATTTAGAACAGTATTAGAAGCAGGGGGTTATAATAAACTCTCAGATAGATTATATGTAGACCATTATGACCATTGGAAAACTTTACAAGAGAGGATGCAAAAGGGAGATACTATTAGTTTAAAAAAACATATAGATGGAACTTTTTATCTTACAGTTAATTCGGAAGCTTTTGATATGTTGAACTCCTCTCCAAATATGCCATCTACTACACACCCAAGAGGTATAGACCCAAAATTACAACCTTTTATAGTGGCTTATGTAACAGATTTATTTGAAACTCAAGCAGATAGAGATATTGAAAATGTAATAAAAGTATTTGAAAAGAAACTACTTAGTTTAGCAGAGGGTAGAAGTAGAAAAATAAAAAGAAGTGGTGTGGTAATATGATAGAATTAAATACACTTATTTATCATTTAAACAATCAAGCAAATAAAGATAATTTACCCTACTATTTTACTAATGATGTTCTAATACAAGACCCTATAAAATTTAAAATATTAGAGCAAGTAGAAGATAAATTAACTATTGAAATAGATAATAATATAAAGCCTACTCAAGATATGTTTTTAAACAAAACATTTAAGTATGGTGTTAATATATATAATATTGTAGATATAACAATTTCAGATAAAATAATTATACAAATAGATAGACAAAATAAATTACCTAAAAGAAGTTTTACATTGGAAAATAAGCAACCTATACTGTTAAAAGCTAACTATTCATATTCTAGGGAACAGTCGGCTAATACTTTTAATAATTTTAAAAGAATAGATTTTGGAGTTGCTTTACTCTCAGATGAACAAGGTACACTCTTTGAAGAGATTAGAGCTTATGTAGAGTTATTCTTATATAGAAAAAGAAATATGCTACAAGTATATGATTTGAAAAATAATACATTAATTAAAAATAAATATATTTTTATTGATACGAATGTTACTACCTCTCTATTTATAGAAAATAGAGAAAATATATATAGAACATTCTATGTATTGATAAGAACATTTAATAATATAAATTAGGAGGAACAATAATTGGCAAATAAAACAGTTATAGATATGGGTTCTGAACAAACAGTTGGAAGAACGAGTACAGAGATACTTGTATCTGCTTTAGGTTACTCAAATAAAACAAAAGCAGTATCATTGTATGCTATCTTATTAACAATGAAAGAACCTGTTTCAGGGCTATCAACAGATAACTTACAATCAGGAAATTATGGAATAAACTCTGTTAAAGCTAGTAATGGTACGAATGTTGCACCTACAATCTTGGACGAAGAAGACCCAAATGCAGAAATATCAATACAAATGAAAGAAGACTTGAACTTTGTTAGAGAGAATGCACCATTCGGAGTAAATCGTTCAATATTAAATGCTATCTTTAAAGGAGAAAGTTTTTATGTAGGTAATGATGAAATAGTTACAATAGTAGGTACAAATGGAACTATGAAATCAAAGACTGCTAGAGCGAAAGCAAATGAAATGAACTTACCTTTTAAAGCATTATTTGGTTTAGAAGCAGATGAAATAAAAGTAACAGGAGCAGTTGACCCAACAACAGGTAAAATTCAAACTAGAAAAAATACATTTAGAAATGCCTATGATACATTTAACAAAACTGTATGTTTAGAATTTAGAGTAGTAGCTAATAAAACATATGTAATGATTATGCCTTTGATAGCTACAACTGGAATGACTAAAGATGAAGGAGATGTAAACACTTATACTCTAAGTGGAAACAGACTTTGTGATGTATGGGAAAGAAATGACTATGTACTAGAAGTTGGAGAAACATCTAAATTAAATGTAGATGAAGAATTAGACGAAATTGTAGTTGACGGTATAGTATTAGACCCATCTACTGCATCTACAATAACAGGTGTGGCTAACCCTACACTATGTAAAGTTGGAGCAAATGGAGAAATTACTATAAGTAAAACTGGTGGAGCTACTTTAAAAGGTAAATTAAAGAAAAATACTAGAATAAAAGCTAGATACTTCTCAGATACTGGAACTACATTTACAGAACAAAATACTATAGTAGTTGTAGGAGAAGCAGGAACAGGTTTAACTGGTGCAAAAGCAGTAAACTTTGCTTTAGGAAGTGGAAATAAATTCTATGCTTGTAAAGTGTTTGTATATGATAGAAATTTAGAAGATATGAATCCTTATCAAACAGTAGATGCAATCTAATAATATTTAATTATAAGGATAGGGTAATAAGTTATCCTATCCTATATTTTATTATAAAAGGAGAAAAGAGAATATGAAATTAGCAAAAAGACTAAAAGAAGTAAGAGAAAGTAATAGTAAAACAGTTGTGGTAGATTTAGGAGTTATACACGAAAATTTAAAAGGTATAGAATTACCTTTTAAAATAAAACCTTTTAATGAAGTTTTAAGTTTAAAAGCAAATATAAAATTACCTGATATAGATTTAAAAGATTGTATTAAAACTATACCTTTTAGACTTTTATCAGATGAAACAAAAAGAATATATAGAGAAGAAAGACCTGATTTAGCTTATGACACATCTTTAATAATGGTTATAGATGATACCAAAAATAAAGATAAATTCAAAAAAAGAGAATTAGAAATCAAATTATTAGATTGTCTATTACATATTGATTTTGATTCTGTATTTGAATCTGAGGATAAAACAGAAATAACTTTATGGCAAGATTTAGGGTTAGAAAGAGGAGACTATCAAGGAGCTTTAAACTTATTTTGTGAAGTATTATCTCAACCTGAAATGATAGATTTATTAAATAAATTAGTATCTTTATTAAAAGCCAAAGTTACTGATGTCAAAGATTTAACTAGAGAAATTGAAACTTTTAAATTTTGGTCTATAATGGATAGTTTACCTAAAGAAAAAAGAGAAGAAACTTTAATTTCTTTACAAAAAGATTTAGAAAAAAGACAAAAGGAATTAAAAGCCTTAGAAACTGAATTAACAACTGATGGTACATTAGAGGAAGAATTAATCAAAGAACATAATAAAACATCAAAAAAAGCTACTACAAAGGCTAAAAAGTAATGAGTATATTCAACAAATTAGAGATTATAAGAAGGGGAGAGTTTAAACTAGAGGGGGATATAACTATCCCCTTTATTTTTCATATAAAAGATATTAAAGATACCTCAGTTAATGAAACAAAACTTAGTAAGGAATATAAAAATTTATTGGAATTTAAGAAGTTAAAGAATATAATAGATGATATAGTTAATTTTATAGACATAGATTTATTTTTAATTGATAAGTCTGATGTAGAGGAATTATCAGATATAGCATTTGTTAAAGATAATTTAGTATATGACAAGTATAGAGTTAAAGATATATATGAGTTGAATAAACTTATTAATAGTTTATGTTTGTCTGAATTAGAACTCTATGATATAAGAGAATATATAATAGATGAGCAAAACAAATTAATAACTGAATTTTTAAATATACTTCATACAGAGATGGAAAATGGAAAGAAAACAGAACACTTATCTGAAGCCTTTATGTCTATACAAGTGTGTTCAGAATTTGGTAATAGTGTTATATTTAAAGAAAATATGAATAAATGTATGAGTGAATTTAGTTTTAGAGAGATTGAAACAAAAAGAGCTTATTTATCTAGGAAATATGAAGTAGAAAAAATACAATATGACAATTTAAAGAAAGATAACAAATAGGAGGTAGTATGGCAGGAAGACAGACATTTATTGAGATGTCCATAAAAACTACTAAAGTTGCAAATGGAATAAGAGCAGTATTAGAACTATTGCAAAAAGTAGAAGATAAAATGGCACATCTTAATAATTATAAGTTTAGTATGGTAGATGAGTCTGTTATAGTTAAACAACTAAATAGAATCGAAGTATCTCAAGTAAAATTAAGAAGAAGTGCCGAAGAAACTAATAAAAAATTAAGCGAAAAACCTCAAAAAGTAAAAGAAAATGTAGATGAGATTATAGGTGCTTATGCCAAGTTACAAATAGGATTAAGTGCAGTTAGTTTAACTTATCAATCTTTTTTGAATTTATTTGATAAAGTTAGTAATTATACTAAAGTTGAATCAAATATAGCAAACTTAAATATCGCTTCTAACAAAGGTTTAGGAGATATGAGGTCTACTTTAAAGGAATTTCTAGGTATGTCATCTGAAATTCCTAAAAATGTTAATGAATTAATTACAACGGCAGATGCTTTAGTAAGAACAGGTAGAACTTATAAAGAAGCATTAGAAATAACTAAAGAAACTGCTAAACTCTCAGTAGCTACTGGGGAAGATTTAGATAGTACAGCTAAAACAGTTACTAAAGTAATGGTATCTCTAGGCATAGAATCTAAACAAGTAAAAGATGTTTTAAATATTTTACACTCTACTGCTATACAAACTGCATCTAGTATGGAAAGTATTAGTGGGGGTATGAACCAAGTAGCAGGTTCACTAGGAGCTATAGCACAATCTAGTGGTAGAAGTGGAGAAGAATTAGCTAAGTATAAAAAAGAATTATTAGAAGTTGGGGCAGTAGGACTTGGAGTAATGAACAATTTAGGTAAATCGGCAAGTAGACAATTTAGATGATTCCACACTAAATTTTGCTTGAAGTAAACCTCTTGAATTGCAGGGAAAATTTAATATCATTATAACTACAACATAGCTTGAAAAGGCAAGTGTGAAAGTGGCGAAAGCAGAAAAAATATAATGATTGACCTATGATGAAATAAGTCGCATATATCGTAAGATAGTTCTAAGGGTTATATAACAATAATCAATCTGCAACTAAGACCCTAACCTTTTAAAATTAAAAGTATGGGTAAAGCTCAACGACTAGAGAACCTAGAGAATAGGGGAGAGTACAGTAAACCTTTGAACAATTCTATCAAAGTACCATAGGCAAGTATGGTTGGAAGTGGGAGGCAACCTAGTATGTTAGGTTGAAGAAATAGTCTAAAATAGTTTTAAAATTTACTTGACAAAAGTTCTTTTTTATGTTATAATATCCATACTTGATAATAGTTACTATTTTCAAGAATATTAAAAAAAGGAGATATTATAATATGAAAGGTTATTTATACAAAATTACAAACAAATTAAATCACAAATTTTATATTGGTAGTACAGTAGATATTGTAAGAAGATTTAGTGAACATAAAGGTAATTTAGAAAAGGGTACACATGTATGTACTAAATTACAAGAGGATTTCAACTTAACAAAATCTTTAGACAATTTTGAATTTATTGTTGTTAAAGAAACAGAAACAGAATTAGAGAGTAGGTATGAGGAAACAGAATTATTAAAGAAATATGTAGGTACTGATAGGTGTTACAATTTACTATTAAATAATTTACCTCCTAAATGTCAAAAGCCTGTATTTGTATTTAAAAATCCTACAGATAATTTTTATTTATATTTTGATACAATTTTAGAAGCTAGTAAATATTTAGGTATTAGAGAAACTATATTAGGTAATAAAATATCATATTTTCAAGGACAAGTAATAGAAACTTTAAATGAAGGTTATGTTTATTGTAGCCATTACCCTAATTATATGACATATACAGAAAGACTTAAACAAAAAAATGTTAATATAATAGAATATGATTGTTCAGGAAAATTAGAACCTAAAAAATATACTTTACAAGAAATTATTACAAAATATAAAAGTGATTTAGAAGTGTTTAGTTTATGTATGTTTGATAAATTAGAATATCTAGGAAAATATTATACATTTGAGGATGAGGTACAACCTACTTTAGCTTTTTTAAATCGTAGAAGTAAAATATTATCTTGTTATGATAAATATGGAAGATTATTATGGAGAGTTAATGATAGAAAGAAATATACCTCTACAATAGGCTCTCAAAATAGTGAAAAATTAAGAGGAATTTTAAAGAAAAATTCTAGGGTCATTCAATCTAATGGAACTAATTTTAATAGAGCTTACGATGGTTTATACTATGTTTTAGGAGATAAGTATGATATATTACCTTTAACTCTAGTGGAACTTTATTTACCTAGCGAAAATAAAACTTATTATGTTAAAGATTGGGTAGAAGCAGGTAACCTAGTAGGAGTTACAGATAGTGCAATCGTTTGGGTACATAAACATCATAATGGAAAAGCAAAACAATATTCTGTAAGAAAAATAAGTAATTTAGATATAGATAATTTAGAGAACTTGGATTAAATTTTAAAAACTGTTTTTAGTTAAAGAAATGGAACTTTAACTAAAAATGGAACTATAATGGAAAGTGGAACAAAAGTCAAAGTCTTATTCACCCGTTTAATCACTATGGAAAAAACGGCGAGAGAACTTTTCAATAAAGATACAAAAGATTATAAATTAGATGATAAATATATGAAAGCATTAGGAACTAGCTCAAATAAGTTAGATGCAGATGTTTTATCTCAATTAGCTAGAAAAGATTTACCTTTAGCTATTGAATTAATGTCTAAATTAAAAGTTGAAGGTGTAGTAACTGGACAAACTATACAAAAAATGTTTACTCAAAGACATGCTCTTGATATGGAAGTATATTTAGGACAAGTTAATGGTAATATACAAAATATAGTAGATACTGTAACTAAAGGTAAAGACTATATGACAGATTTTAAAGCTCAAATGTTTACTCTAACTAATCAAGTAGAATTATTTAAAAATAATTTGAATACTATATCTGTAGATGGAGTGGATTTAGTTAA